AAAAGATTTAATGATTTTCCATTAATATTTTTAATTATTGTAATTAATTATTTAATTAATATTATTATTATAAAATGAGTTAAAGATTTATATTGGGTTTTCTCAATCTTACATACATAAAATATTTATATTATCAATATACTACCAATGATGATATTGACCTTATTTGGCAATTGAAGGATATAATACTAGTAGTGACTAGGTTTTCTTAAACAATTGTATGATATCATTGTCTTCTAACATTAACCAATCTAAAGTTAAATATATTTTATTATATTTATTTTCTTTTTTATAATGTTAATATTATTTACTAAAATTGCTTTAGCTCATTGAAAATGTATTTCATGGATTATTAATTTAGAAGTCTTCCATTTTAATGTAGTGTAAGTGTAATGATTTACTAACCTCTAATAATGTTGTATCATGTAATAATACTGCATTTTATTAAGTTTTATTATATTTTAAGTAGGATATTATTATTATTTAGTCAATTAAGTATTGAAAACCATATTCAACTGGTGAGGATTTTGTTATTTATACGTATTGTAATAGTTCTTACTCGTGCAAGAATAGATAATATTGTTTGTATGCCTTGTTTGTCATTAAAATTATATTTGATTAATGAATTTTCTTTTTTAATATCTGTTCTTCTTCATATTATTATATAATATTAGACACTTCTGTTTTCTTACTTTTATGCATGTGTAATGGTGCTAATGTATATTAATCCCAATCAATCTCAATATCACCTCAAATATTTCATTACTCTGTTTTATTTAATTTTTACAATTCAAATGGTGATTAACTAATGTCAACCTCTTCTATTTCTTTTAATTATTATTATGTGAATTACATTGTTGAAACTATACGTTTTTAAAATTCAACTTATCTATATTAGTCATATTTCAGACCATATTATTTCAAAGTAGTATAAGCATGTTAGATTAATATCTATGTTTCTTACAATATCTTATCTAAATCTACATCGTTTGATAATTTAACAAATTAAATCCATAATTAAGGTGTTTTTTCACCTTAACAAAATGCATCCTCCTTACATATTATTTATCAAGTTTATAAATCAACAATCTCTGATGTAAATTTATTAGATTTATATTATTTAATCAAATATCATCATGGTGTTGGTACAATTGGGTAAAACTATATCATCTTTTACTCAATTGTTTCTATCAACATGTAGTTAATAATATTATAAAATTTTACAAAGCATTCAACTGAATTTATTTCATTTTTAATTGAAAATAACATATTTTTAATAGATTTTAGTCACTCTGAAACTTATAGTGATTCATCTATCATTGGTAAATCTTATAAAATTATTTTGTTCATATTACCTAATTTGTCACCATTTGAATAGCATTCTAGATAGTTTATAATATATAAACTATGTTCACTCATCTTAAGTGTGTCTCAAAAATATGAAGTTGTTTATAAATATGTGATTTAACTTTCAACTTTATATGATAATTACATTAATAAATGATGAGTTTT